ATGGCCGCTTCTGGTTCTTCAGGAGCTAGAGGAGCCGTGGGACCCCAGGGTGATCCCGGGGTTGGCCTAGGGGTGCCTACATTCATTCAAGAAGAACAGCCAGACCACGAGGGTAGCTACGTTTGGGTACAGACGGGTCTGGGAGATAGCGGTTGTGACTACACCGTTTGGTATAACATTTGTGAGGAATAACACATGACTATGATTACAGACGGGACAGGCTCCGGACGTAAAACTGCGGTAGATTCAAGCAACCGACTGAAGGTGAATAGCTCGGGTCACACATTTTTTGAGGATGCCGCTGAGAACGGACTTGCCTTTAACCTGAACACAGAAGACATCACGATTTCATCTGGTACTTCTGGTGACCAAGCTCTCCTGTACATCAAGAACAACGAAGACAAAGACCTAGCCCTCGTTGGTTGGTTCATCGGTATTCGTGATGCAGATCGCACAAGCGCTACCTCATACACTAACCTGTTTAAGTTGATTACTAACCCCACTGGGGGCACATTGATCTCTGACGCGGTTGATGCCGAGGTTGCTAACCGTACTCTGGGTAGCCCACGGGTATTTGACTTTGACGCATATAAGGCGTCTGGTGGCGGTAAGACACTTACGGGTGGCGATGGTGTTTCTGTACTTTATCAGTACCACACCTCTGGTCGTACCTTCGGGAATGTTACTTTGACGCTACCACGTGGGGCCTCACTGGGTATCACGGTAGATACATACGGCGCTGGGTTCACAATATACACAGGGTTCACAGGATACTTGGAGGACTAAGATGTCAGATTGTAGATTGGTTAATGCCTACGGCGAAGTAGCCAACGAAGAGACACAACTAAACCAACTGTATCTACTAAAAGACCTACTGATCCAGATTAAGATATTAAACGAGCACATGGCTAAATTATCTGACGAGAGAATCTCCCCAGAGGATGTAGTCGCAGAAGGAGAAATTTCACAATGATTATTGAGAGTGGACTCGGTAATGGTAAGCTGGCTGGTGTTGATGATGACAACCGCTTACTAACTGCATCATTCAACATTCCTTTCCAGCACTTGGTTGCTAAAGACTACCAAAAGACCTTTCAGGTTTGGGGAGAGGCAACCCTAGCAAGTGGGACAGTAACCCCGCTACACATCAAGAACAACTCGTCCGACAAGGTTTATGTTGTTACCTACATCCGTTGGCAGGTTATCGACCCCTCTGGTGGTACGGCTCTTCCTAACGCCTCTAACTATTGGCAGATGGGCTTTGGGCCAACGTACTCCTCTGGTGGCTCTGCAGTTACTCCGGTCAACATGACTTCTGGCAGCAACACAATTTCATCTCTGGTAGCTTACCAGGGAGACCCAACGCTGTCTGGTAGCCTAACTGTAGCTGATAAGCACTACGCTAAGGCGGAGGCAGACATGAACACTTACTCAAAAGATGGTGCGTGTTTGTTGCTTCCAGGTTCTACAATGGCTGCACAGTTCGTTGGCAACCACACATCTGGAACAGTGTACACACGTATCTCTTTGGTTGAAGTATCGACTGACGGGTACTCAGGCTAATGGCAGGGCGTTTTCGCCTTATAGGCCCCGAATCCGGGGTTGAAGCGAAAGTTCATACACCATCAGATTTCGGGCATGAGAAGATACCTGGTCTGGTGGTGTACAACCATAGCCTTGAAACCGGGACACCGCTCCTTGAGTTTTTCGCTGATGAGACGGGTGACGTCAATCAGAACGTAAACGCATCAGGGGCTGGTACACTCACTGGGGTTCATGACGGTGGGGACACCTCCCTCTGGACCGCTGCGGCTGTCTCTGGCACTTGGGACTTTGCTTCAACTACACAAGCTAATACAGGAACTCAATCGGTCCAACTGGGGACTAAGAATGGAGACATCGCTTCATTTACTTGGCCTACCGCAGGGGACCTGTCTGTAAGTTCCTACGACTTCTTTCGAGGTTTCATCTACATAACCTCATGGCCTAACAGTGGCAACAAAGACATTACGATCCAACTCTACCTAGATGGTGGCCCTGTTGGTGTAGCAGTTAGCCTGTCGAACTACATTGACACTAACGTGCAGGACACATGGGAGTTGTTCCAGATACCTATGGCAGACTTCCAGACGCTATCCCCGGTATTCGATGCTGTGTGGATATCTATGGTTGACGCAGGTGCTGGTGCTGCCCCCTCTGGCTTCCTGGATGACTTATCCTTTGTACAGGCTGGGACTGGTGGCACTAAGGTGTTCTCGATCGCCCCACCTCCGGATCAAATCTGGGTAGTTAACAGAATTAAGTGGTCCGCCGTAGCTACATCCTCCTCACTGAAGTATGATGAGTTCTTCGGCATATCTGGACTGACTAACGGCTACCAATTCTCCTTCAAGTCGAAGGGTGGTACCGCGAGGACCTTTGTAGCTAACGACTTCTACGACATCCTGCAGTATCCAAACGTAAGTGCTCAAATCTTTAGTGGTACGAACAGTATCTTTGAAGTGTACTACGATATCCCCCAGGAGCAACAGACACTCATAGGGGCTCTGGATCAGCGGATCGACCTGACTGTACGGGATGACCTCTCGTCTATGACTAAATTCCGTGCGACGATGCAGGGCTATGTTAGGAGTATCGTATAATGCAGAAATTCCTTGAAGCGATTCTAAGCGTCCTGGAGGCCCTCTTAGGGGCCCTAGGCACCCTCGGTACCAAGAAAAGCGTTACACCCACTCCTGGGGCCGCTACGTGCGTCCTAGACACTACGCTGATAAAAGAGTTCGAGGGTTTGAGGCTGGAAGCCTACAGGGACTCCGTTGGGGTATGGACGATCGGGTATGGTCACACGAGCACCGCCGAGGAGGGAATGAGAATTACCCTTCGTGGCGCTGAGGAGTTACTACGTCATGATCTACGTTGGGTAGAAGAAGCCATCAAAAAGAATGTGCGAGTCCCCCTGACGCAGAATCAGTATGACGCCCTCGCCTCGTGGGTCTACAACCTAGGTGAGACTAACCTTAGACGGTCTACACTATTAGACAAACTCAACGCTGGGGACTACTCTGGCGCTGGGCAGGAAATGCTCCGGTGGAACAAGGCCGGGGGGAAAGTATTGAAAGGCTTAACTCGCCGCAGAGAAGCAGAGGTAGCACTATGGACCCGATAACAGAGATTGAAAACATCAAGCATGAGATCAAAGAGATCAGAGACCGCCAAATAAACTACGTTGGTAAGCACCACGACATGGATAAAGAGCTAGTTCAAATCCAGTCGGACTTACGGTATGTTCGAGAAGACATCCGTGGTATCCAGTCCGGTGTTAACCGATTGATATGGACGGTGGGTGGTGCGATGGTTATCGCTGTTGTTGGGTTTATTATACAAGGAGGACTTGTAGCATGAGTGAACCGACGAGACATAAAACATATAAACGAGAAGTTGCCTTCCTGATGTTACTGGGCCTGGGTGGTCTGGTAGCCTTCGGGGACAAAGACATGGTAGAAATACTGGTGTGGCCGATCGTAGGATTTGCAGCATCTGCCTTTGGTCTTGATGCGGTAGCAAGTCAGTGGAAAAAGTAAATGTGGCTACTAAAAATTGTTGGTACGAAGGTAGGACGCCTTGTGGCAAGTGTCTTGGCTGTCTTGGGCTCGATCCTGCTAGTATTCAAGATGGGTCAGAGGGACCAGTCTCAGAAGCAGAAGATAAAGGACCTGGAGGGTCTGAAGGAAGCATTGGAGAAGGTGAATGAGGTCGATACTAATCTTGACCGTGGTGCTCGGATTGAGCGGATGCGCAGCAACGGTGCAGTCAGGAAAGACTGACTTACTGTGCTCACAACCCGTTCCTACCTTCACCGAGGCGGAACTCATGGCTTTGTCTGAACAGACACTGGCCGAATTGGATAATTACCTAGCGAAACGGAGGGCTATCTGCGATGCCTAGTTCTAAGGGATATAAGCGAAACTACAAACAAGAATACAAAACTGCTAAGAAGCGTGGGGAAGTTGGTAGTGGTTCCAAGGGGGACAACGCATCCCGGAAACGTGCCCGTCGGAAGATGGAGAAGGCAGGTAAAGTCCGTAAGGGCGATGGTAAGGATGTCGCACATAAGAATGGCAATCCAAAGGACAACAAGAGGAAAAACCTTGGGGTCCAGTCTAAGTCAAAGAACCGTAGCTACGCCAGAACTAAGTCTGGTGGTAAGAAAAACCCAAGGAGCTAAACATGCGGCTATCTAAGAGATCTACTGTAGACCACGAGTTTGGTGTACTTGGGGACCGTGGTTACACTGGTTCCCTCAATGACCGTCAGTATAAACAGCTTGGAGATGCTGGCTACCGGGGGGCTCTGCCCGATCGTATGGCCTGCTCTGGCATTCGTCGGTAAGAAAACTTTGTAGTAAACAACGAGGACCCGGCTTTGGTCCTAGACTTCACTGGTAGCGACTACTTTACGAACAAGGTGGTTTCTAGCTTTACTAAGTCAATC